TGACGATGCGGTTGACGATGCGGTTGGCAATGCGGTTGGCGATGCGGTTAGCGGTGCGGTTGGCGATGCGGTTGACGATGCGGTTCGCGGTGCGGTTCGCGGTGCGGTAAAAAAATTAAATATTCAATGGCATTATTGGTTAGGTGGTCAATTTTGGGTAGGTGGTTGGTATTGGGGTACTGCTTATGCTGATTTTTTAATTGATGCTTGTGGGTTGGAATTGTCCAATGACATAATGGAAAGATTTATTGCATATAAAAAAATAAATGAATCTGTAAATTATATATGGCCGAATAGAGATTTTGTTATGGTTTGCGCAAGGCCATTGCATATATATAAAAATACAGCAGGACAAATGCACTGTGAAAATGATATGGCTATAAAATATCCTGATGGTTGGGGATTGTATATGCTAAATGGCGTAAGAGTTACGGAACAACTTGTAATGACTCCTGCCGATCAATTAGACGTTAATTTAATATTTACAGAAAGAAATGTCGAAATACGACGTGAAATAATTCGTAAAATAGGCATTGAAAATGTTGTAAAGAAAACAGATCATAAAATAATTGACAAATCTGATGATGGTATTTATGAACTTTTAGAAATAGATTTGAAATTATCTAAGCCAGCTCATTATTTAAAAATGTTAAATCCTTCGATTGGTACTTTCCATTTAGAAGGAGTACCGTTTGAATGTGATACGATAGAAAAATCTTTAGCATGGCGTGACTCTGAATGGGAAATTGGTCAACAGTTTAAAGGTTATACTAAACCAATGGTATTAACATAATGATCGTCAGAAAAGAACTATTCTTATACAAACTTGGGAAACATAAATTATACCAATGTCCGAAATGCGCTGGTAATGTTTTAGACAGCATTGAAAATTTTTGTCATCATTGCGGCGAAAAATTAGAATTTGAAAAGGGAGAATAAAATGCCTAAAAACTTTGAAAAAGATTTGAGCAATGGTTATATTGTCGCGGGTGCTGCGAAAGAAAAACAGCGTATGCAATATGGAAAAAGTTTACTTGAAAAAGTTTTTGATACAGTTTTGAGTAATATATATCAAAATAATAATGAACTAGAACAATTTATTAGACGCGGAGTGTAAAAATCTAAATGGCAAATTTTGAAATGATCGGCGGTCATAAAATTGAATTTACAGAGACTTATTTTTTAACTTACGCTGGTGGTAAGCGCGAACTTGTAGAAAAAGATCAGAAGGAATATAATAAAATTTTACATCTGCCTTATCTTTTACAACGTCAGGAATTAAAGAAAATTCCTTTTGAAAAGAATCCAAATGTCATTCCGATTAAAGGAATAAATCTTTTGTCTTTTATAAAAGAGTTGAAATTTGTTCCATTCTTTGATTATTATTTCGGACAGTCTAAATTATTAACGATAAATGATTTAGTAATTTATGAGGCTATTAAGCAAAAAAATTATGATATAGCAATGAGGGGGTAAAGAAAATGTTAATTATGTTAATCGGTGCGTGTGGTTGTGATAAATGTACGTCTTATTATAAAGCGCAAGATCGTTTATATAAAGAAAGCCAATCATATAAAAATGTTATGAAATATAATAAAAAACTTGAAAATAAATATAATCATAGCAAACTTTATTGCGCAATCATGACAATTATTGATTTTCGTTTCTGGTTTTGTGATTGCGGTTATTGGTCGCCTTATGGTAAAGTAATTTCAGCGGAGTGTAAAAAGCATGACTGATCCGAATGATAGTATTGAATTTAAAAAAATAAAATATAAAAAGGAGCAATAAACAGCATGGCAACATTTCAACAAGCTTTTGATAAAGCAATCGAAGTAGAAGAGCAAAAATCAGGTCAGCCGGTAAGAATAGATAAATCTACAGCAAAGACTTTGTCTTTTTTTTGGAATATGATGGCTTTGTCAGGAAAAAGTCTTGACGATTTAAGTTTTATCAGTAAGAGTAATTCTATTATATCCGTCCCTTTGTCAGAATATATGCAAAAACAGGACGGTCAAGAAGTAGAAGCTATTACTACAAAAGGCAAAAAGTCTTCTAAAAAACAGACTGCCGACGAAATTAAAAAAACGACGGTAGATAATATTGATGGAGACAATCCAGAATAACCGGATTCTTGATTACGAGAGGGCTTTTAAGGATGTTTCAAGCAAAGTTAAAAGCCTTGATCGTAAGTTTTTTAAATCCGTTCCGAAGGGTACTCAATATGACTGGTTAAATAATACCAGTTTTAATAATATTGTTTACCCTAAGGATAAAATTCCTGATAGACTACTCCGCTTAATCGAAACCCGCAACCCTATAGTCGGTGCTATTATCACACTCCGCATTCAGCAAGCTATTGAATTTTCCCATATTTCTAATGACAAAGATTTACCAGGTTGGGAATTTATACTTAAAGATAAAAATGCGGTTATGAACAAAGAACGAGAAAAGCAGAAAGCTTTTCTTGAAGAGTTCTTAACAAATACACATCGTGACGATTACGAAAATTACGAAAAGACTACAAATGATTTCCGAAAGCTTTTAATAAAATTCGTTCGTGATAGACTTCTTATTGATAAAGTATGTTGGGAAATAGAACGTGATAGAAAAGGCGTTGCGGTTGCATTACATACGATTGACGGCGCGACGATACTTCCTGTATTGCCAGGGGGGTTTTATGGCAGCACTTCGCAAGTCGGAGTTGGTGTAAGCGCAGGATTTAATAAATTAACAGATCTTTTACGTCAGGAAAAATTAAAAAATATCCCTCCTATCGAAGAAATCTCTTACATTCAGGAACTTATATATGGCACGTCCGGCGGCGGCATAACCGCAGCTTTTAAAGAAACCGATCTTATTTATGATTTAGGCAACGAGCTTAATGATATTCGTTTTTATCGTCAGGGATTATCTGTTATTGAAAAAGCAAACCTTGCTGTTGTTGCGTTTATTAACGCTTTAACTTATAACTCAAATGGCCTTACACGCGGTGCGATTCCGAAAGTTGCTATTGCGATGGGTAAGGAGTCGGGATATACACAAGAAGAGCTCGAAGACGCTCAAGACGAATGGATGGCTAATTTTCAGGCTATGGACGGTCAATGGAATATTCCGCTTTTAAATGGCGATGCAAAAGTCTTAAATCTTAATAATACTAACCGAGAAATGGAATATCAGCAATATCTTGAATTTACAGGTGCGCTGACTTGCGCAGTTGCTGGTGTAGATGCTGCTGAAATTGGATTAAGACTTAATCAAGCTCAAAACGTAATGAATGAAAACGCAGATGCTAAACAGCAATTTTCTAAAGATCGTGGTATGAAAGAATTACTTGGCGGCTTTGCTTATGCAATAAATCGTTTCCTGCGAATAAGCGGTTTCTCTTTTGCTAAAGATTGGCGTTTTCATATTAACGGCATTGCGAATACTGATAAAGGTTTTGAATCAGATTTAAGAACTAAAAATGTAAAATCAGTTATGACAATTGATGAAGTGCGTGAGACTTTAGATTTAGAGCCTTTACCAGACGGCGCGGGTGCTATAATTTTAGATTCGGTATTTATACAGAACAAACAAGCGAATGCACAGGCTGCGCAAGGTCAAAGCATGGACGGCGGGCAACCAGATGTAAACGATGAAGACGAATACGATGATATGGCTGATGAAGCTATGGAAAGTTTACAAAAAGCAGTAAGAATAATCTAAGAGGGAATTTTATGACAGTATCAGCTAAAAGAAATTTAAGAGTTTGTGAAATATCACATACAAGCACATTGACAGGTTCGTCGGTTACGACAACTTATGACGTTATTATTGGCGTTACCGAAATGGAAGATATGGACGCTATTTTGCAAAACTGGGCTTTAGATACAATCGGTGAAATTCTCGATCTACCGACCGAACTTGTTTCGTGCAAAGATATAACAGAAGTTCTTACAACTCTTGATATTGATAATTATGTTTATGTTTCGTCTGCTGTTTCTGGGTATCAAGATATGCCGCGATATGCTGGTATAGTACACGGTTCTTTAACAAATTTACCGACAGCACTAAACGGCATAAGCGGTTTATATGTAATGCCGACAAGTAAAGCTTTACTTTATTCCGAAGCAGACCAAGACGGTTATTTTGGTGAATATACCGTACCAGCCAGTTCTTTAGCAATAGTCGAAGGATTAAATTTTATTTGTATAAGATTTAATTCAGGCATACCCGAATATATAAATTATCCGACAGACGCTTCAATCGATTATTCAAGTATAATTCCGGTTATTCTTATTCTTTCATATTCAAATGTTTTATATATACTGCCATTCGGTGAAACCGGATACGGCTTATCAGAAAAACTTTTACAGAATCATTTAACGCCTGAAATTTCAAGTACATTTACGCTTGATACGGATGTATCGAATTATGTACAATTATCATTATTGACAGCAAAAAAAGGAATACTTGAAACTGATTGTTTGGCGTTTGATACAACTCTCGCAAATAATACAAAGATTTTATATTCCAAAAATGGAAGTAACGATTGG